ACCAGATCTTAATGCATTTGATGTAACTATATTTTTTGATATTGTTGGTCAAGATTTTCCGACTCAAGAATATACATTTTTATTAGAGGCAACAAGATAAAATGCCTTTTACAAAGTTTACCAATTTAGATTTTGATCAGATAAAAACTTCAATCAAAGATTATCTTCGTGCAAATTCAAATTTCACGGACTTTGATTTTGAAGGATCAAACATGTCGGTTCTAATCGACACTCTTGCATACAATACCTATATTACGGCATTCAATACCAATATGGTTGCGAATGAATCGTTTCTAGATTCAGCAACTCTGCGTGAGAACGTTGTTTCTCTTGCAAGAAATATTGGGTATGTTCCTCGTTCAAGGACTGCTGCAAAAGCATCAATAAGTTTTAACGTATCCACAACAAGCACTGCTGGTTCGTTGACTTTGCAAGCGGGTCTTGCTTGTGTAGGAGCAGAAAATCAATCAAACTACGTTTTTTCAATTCCAGAAAATGTAACGACAAGTATTAATTCTGGAACGGCATCATTTTCAAATGTTGACATTTATCAAGGAACTTTTGTAAAGAATACGTTTACCGTAGATGGTTCGTTAGATCAAAAATTTATTTTAAACAATTCATTTATTGACACCTCAACTATTGTAGTAAAAGTTAAAGGTCTAAGTGATACTGGTGATGGAAAAGAGTATAGTCAAGTTAATAATATTTTAAACATTAATTCTACATCTGAGGTTTATTTACTTCAAGAAATTCAGGACGAAAAATATGAGATTCTTTTTGGTGATGGATATTTTGGCAAAAAGTTAGAGAACGGGGCAATTATCACAGTAACTTATATTATTACTGATGGAAAAGATGGCAATGGTCCTGCAAACTTTTCTTTCAGGGGTAGACTTGTCGATTCAAATGGCATTGTTGTTGTTCCAACATCAACAATAAGTGTAACTACCGTATCCTCCGCTAAAAATGGTTCTGATATTGAAACTATCGATTCAATAAAATATTTTGCACCTAGATTATATTCTTCTCAGTATAGGGCAGTAACTGCTCTTGACTATGAAGCAATTGTTCAGTCGGTATATCCCAATACAGAATCTGTTTCTGTTATTGGTGGAGAAGAACTTGATCCACCACAATTTGGAAATGTCTTCATTTCAATAAAACCAAAAAATGCTGATTATGTAACTGATTTTGATAAGGAACAAATACTATTCAAATTGAAAAAATATTCTCTTTCAGGAATTAATCAACAGATAGTAGATCTAAAAATTCTTTATGTTGAACTTGATTCATCAGTTTACTATAACGCTTCTCAAGTTTCACAAATTGATAATTTAAAATCTAATATCATATCAGCATTAAATACATATTCTTCATCAAACATTAATAATTTTGGTGGAAGATTTAAGTATAGTAAAGTTGGGCAAATAATTGATAATGTAGATAATGCCATTACTTCGAACATTACTAAGGTAATCATAAGAAGAAACTTAAAACCAGCAATTAATAAATTTGCTACTTATGAGTTGTGTTTCGGAAACCGGTTTCACATAAACCCCCAAGGTTTTAATATTAAGAGCACAGGATTTACTGTTGAAGGTAATGCATCAACTCTTTATTTTACTGATATTCCAAATAAAAAGAGTGATGGAACATTAGACGATAGTGGAAAAGGAATACTAGCAATTGTTACAGATGTTCCCACTGAAGATTTGCCATATACTATCGTAACAAAGTCTGCTGGCACAGTAAATTATGTTACTGGTGAAATTATGATTAATACGGTCAATATTACTTCTACAGTATCTGCAAATAATGTTATTGAAGTTCAGGCATTCCCAGAATCAAATGATGTTATTGGTTTGAAAGATTTGTATTTGTATCTTTCGATCGATAAGAGTGAGATAAATATGGTTAAAGACACTATTTCATCTGGTGAACAAATATCTGGTGTCGGATATAAGGTTACATCTAGCTACTTAAATGGAGAACTAAAGAGGGTATAAGATGATCAAAACTGGTTTTGAACAAAGAGTAAAAGTTCAGCAAATAATTGAAAATCAAGTTCCAGAATTTATTAGATCGGACAGTCCAAAAGCAGTAGATTTTTTAAAACAATATTACATTTCTCAAGAATATCAGGGTGGACCATCTGATATTATAGAGAATCTTGATCAGTATTTGAAATTAGATAATTTAACACAGGAAGTTATTAAAGGAGAAACAAAATTAACAAATGATGTTTCTTCAACCGACACAACTATTCATGTAGAAACAACTAAAGGATTTCCAGAGCAATATGGTTTATTAAAAATTAACGGTGAAATCATTACATATACCGGTATTACAACCAGTAGTTTTACTGGTTGTGTCAGAGGATTTAGTGGAATTACAAATTATAAAACAAATATCAATAGTGAAGAATTAGTTTTCGAAGACACCGAAAGATCTCCTCATAGTAATGGAGAAACTGTTGTTCAGAATCTAAGTGTCTTATTTTTACAAGAATTTTATAAAAAAATAAAATATTTACTTACACCTGGTCTTGAGAATGTTGATTTTGTATCAGATTTAAACGTTAATAATTTTATTAAAGAGGCAAGAAGTTTCTATCAAGCAAAGGGAACGGAAGAATCTTTTAGAATTCTATTTAATGTTTTATATGGCATAAATCCAAAAGTAATTGATCTAGAACAATTCCTAACAAAACCATCTTCAGCAAAATTTTTAAGAAGACAAGTATTAATTACAGAGATTATCTCTGGAGATCCAAATGGTTTAGTCGGACAAACTGTTTTTAATTTTACTGATGATACTATTAGAGCATCTGTCTCTGAGGTAGAAGTTTTTACTAGACCAGGAGTTTTGTCATCTGTTGATGATGATGGTAATGATCTTTATGTTGAGACAGGTTATAAAACTTATTATAAAATGTCTTTGTTTGTTGGATATGATGATGTAGAATTTTTTGATGGTATTTTTACCATTTCTCCAAAAACTAGACTTATTAATGATGTTGATGCTAATTCATCTGTTATAACAGTAGATTCAACAATTGGTTTTGACAAAAGTGGCACCATAATTGCAAAATGTAATGGTGATTATTCATATATTGATTATACTGATAAAACTGTTAATCAGTTCTTAGGTTGCTCTGGCATTTCTCACACTTTATGTGCTCGTTCCGAATTAACCGACACTAAAACATTTAGAGGATATGGAAATGGCGACGTTACAAAACCAGTAGATTTTAGAGTTACTGGAGTTTTGTCTGGATTTAAACCAATAACAGATATTTACTTAATCGATGAGGGTGAAAGGGTATATCTTAAACATGTAGGTGAAATAATTTCAAATCCTCAACAAAATAAAACATATAAGCAAATATTTGCAAATACTCTCACTTATAATACTAGTTCTACATTTGATATTAAGGCAATAAACAGTAGTGTTTTTACTTTAGAAACTGGTGATATTGACAGGTCTAGTCTTAAAGTCGGTGACACTGTTGACATTTTAATTGCAAGTACTGAAAATGTTGCTTATCAAGGTGCAGTTGTTTCAAACATTAATGTTGGTACTAGAGAAGTAACTCTTACAAATTTAATTAACTTTGTACCAGATGATTCTTATTTGCATCCAGAATTTGAAAGAACAGATTATAAACTGAGGAGGAAATTAGAAACTGCACAGAGCACAGGAACTCCGATAGTTTATGGAAATGATGTCATAACGACGAATGTTCAGAATTTTTATAATGATAATGATCAATATTTTTATATTGCCTCCAACTCATTACCATCATATAACATATCGGAAACAATAATTAAAGCAACTATACAATCTATCTCATTAAGTAATTTACAAGATTTTAATACTTTAACACAGACCTACTCAACCATTGCATTTAATGGTGCTGTACCGTTTATAACTGGTGATAAGATATATTATGAACCAAAAACATTGCCTATATCTGGATTATCAACAGGAGCCTATTTTGTACAGGTTTTACAACCTTCTCCTGGAGAAATAGCAAATAAAATAAAATTATATCAATCAAGAACACTGATTGACGACAATATTTCTGTTCAATTTACTTTGGGTGATACATTAGGAACAGAACACGTATTTAAATTAGATTCACAGAAAGAAGATACAATTTATCCTCAAAAAC